GGCGTAGCGCATGCCGATGATTGCGCCGCGGATCATGTCATCACTGACATTGAGGTCGCCGCTGGTGTCGCCCTGCAGCGCGCCGGAGTCCACCAGCTGCGCCGCCTCCTCGCGGTAGTAGTTCGGCATCTCGTCGATGCTGTGGTATCTGATCATATCGTCGTCCTCCTCGACTGTATTTTTTGCCGCCATCGCTGTGGCGACGTCCGCCCGAAAGCCGTCCATCGTCAGCCCAAACGCCCTCCACAGGTGCGTAGGGTCCGCGTGCGCGCTGGCGATGCCTCTTGCCGCACCCTCGGCGTGGCTGATGATTACGCCGTCCTCCAGCGGGTTAAGGTCAAACTGGTTACACAAATCGGCGAAAAGCTCCACGGCAGCGGAATACGTCCCGCGCACGTGCGCCTCGGTCGCAGCCGGGTCAAGGTCGCGCCAGCTTGCGCCGCCCGTGTAAGCGATGGACGCAGGCTCGGTCATCTCGATGCCGATGTGCGTCGCGTTCGCAGCGCCGCCGCAGTGCCATGCGCGCATGGTGTACGGCAGCGTCTGGTAGTACGTGCCGTCACGCTGGATAAAACCGTGCACGCAGACCGACTGGCCGCCCGGCTGGTACTGGTTGTAGTACCGCGCCATCACGGCCGCGTTAGGCTGTGGGCAGCCGATACTGTGCAGCATCAGCCCCCGCGGCGTCAGCGGCGCGCCGATCTGGTAGCACTTGTTTCTTGTTGTGAATGCCTCGATGATGTCCATGTGTTGTTACCTCCTCACGTTCGGTGCAGCCTATATCGCCCGCTTTGCAACGCAGACTTGCCGCCGTCCTCCTGCTGCACCCACACGCCATCCACTTTTTTATACACCTTCGCGGCCCGCGCATACGCGCCGTCCCGCTTGACGTAGAGTGGGGCTGAGTCCGTTTCAATGTCCTCGTAGGTGACCTCAAGATATACTTGGGTAATCCTATTCTGGAAATTATCATTTTTCGAGCTATCTTTGCTTCCTTTCAAAAATATATTGGCCCGAAAAAACGTTGTGCCCAATGAAAAATCGTTAACGACCAATTCGGTTGGGATGATTTCCTGCAAGGCGCTATTGATATAAGTGAATTCAGACGCGTTCCATTCACGCGCATAATCGGCATAAGACGACGTAAGCGTGCCACTTAAAGAACTGTCGGGTGATACCATACTAGCATCAATCGGCGCGCCATCAAATAAAATGCCCGATCCCTCAAGCAAAATATCTCCCGAAGTTCTGCGCGTGTCGGCGCTGGCACTGGAGGTCGTTTTTGCAATAAAGTGCATCTTAACGCGAAGTATCTTAACCGGTGTGTTCTTTTCCCACTTAAATACAACAGTGGCGTTGCCCGTTCCGGACTTTGATGAGATCGCTTGAAAAATGTAACTTGCGTCGTTGTCGGCAACTTCTTCATTTATCAACGAATAATAGCTGTCTCCGGCTGATCGTCTTAAAGTGTATGCCGTAGTGCTTGGATAGTCACCAGTCGGCCTGAGAATTACTGTAGGCACGCAATCACCTCGCTTTTGAGCACGTCCTTTTGCAGCAGCCGACTGTCGATCGTTCCCGGGGCCTTTGTGGACTGCTTCGTACACAGCTGCCGGATGTAATCGCTTCTGTCCGCATAGCTGATCTGACAGGCAAAGACATAGACCCCGTTGACCCGGCGGTTCATCGACCCAAGAACTTTTTCATTGCCAACAAGGATGTCGTTTCCGTCCACTCGAACACCGTAGAGATACTTCGACATAATCCCTTTAATCTTATCGAGCATGTACGCAGTCCCCACGTCAATCGAATCCGGAACAATAATCGCAAAGCTAAGATCTTCCGGGCCGCTCACGATTGTACCTCCGAGGTAGTTCATGTCATACACACGCACGCCGAGTTTTTCGCAAAGCGCCCGGTCAATCGGATCGCTTCCATGCCAAACAAATACTTCGTCGGCCGTCGGGATCCACAAGGACGGGACCTTGGCAACAACTGCGGCCTCAACTCGACTCTCGATGTTATCCATGGTCGTCTCATGAATCTCTATGCCACAGTGCTTGATAAGGTACTCGCGCTTATCCTCAAAATAATCATTCAGATCGGCATACCCGAAATCCGTTAAGTCGAGTACAGCGGGGCCGCCGGATAGCCGCAAAGAGAGATATTCTTTTTCCGCCCGTATTGCCGCTTCGATCATGTCGTCACCCCATATCCAGATAGATGTCCCCGTCTGCGCCGAGGCTTGCGTCCGGTGCGCCGGAGCCGGTGTAGACGGTCGCAAGCGTCAGCGCGCCGGTAATGGCGTTGCCCGCCTTGTCGTGCGCGGTCGTGCCGGACAGCAGCGCGTCCGCCGTGACCGTATCGGCTGTCAGGTCGATCAGCGCCCTGCCGTCATATACGATTTTGCTGACTGCCATATCGTCACCCGATCGTCACAGTCGTTCCGCCCGCTTCGTTCGCGGCCTCCGCATAAGGGATCGCCGCGACCGTCACGCTCGACAGATAGTCATAGCCGCTGTCCGGCGACACAGTCTGTGCGGTCGTCTTCGGCGTGGCGCTTTTGGCCTGCGCCTTGATCGACGCGCCGGAGTAGCTGCCCTCCACGCCGAGGATGGTCACGCCTGCTTTGATGTTGCCCGCGATGATCTTTGCCTGCTCGGTCGGGCTGATGCCCACCTTGCCGCTGCCGTTGTGGCAGCCCGCAGGGATAGTGTACTCGCCCGCTTTGGTGGCGATCGTGCCCGTCACGGCGCCGCGATTCGGCATCGTGCCGGTCTTCTTCGCGCCCTTCACATACGCCGTCTTGCCGAGCAGAATTTCGCCCTCCGCGGCAGTGGCGTCGCCGGTGTTGGCGTCATACGCGCAAGTGCCGGTGATCTCCTCGCCGTCCTTCCCGTGCGCCGTGATACCCGCCAGCAGTTTGTCCGCGGCCACGGTGTCGCCGGTCAGGTCGATCAGCACATTGCCGCCATAAATAATTTTACTGTATGCCATAGTCAGCCTCCAACGATAAAAGTTACGCCGCCAGCGGCGTTAGGGATCTCCCGCGTCGGGATCATATCGATGCGCACATCGTCGCGCATCGTCTTGCTTCGCGTTGGTAGCCTCTGCGCCGTGATCAGCGGCGTCACGTCATATGCGCCGTCGTAGTAGTCCGCAGCGCCGTCCACGCGCTGAAAATTGTCAAACGTCAGTTCAAGCGTCTGATCCCCTGCGGCCATGTTCAGCTCCAGCGTCTGTCTGGTCTGCTTAAATGCCACATCGATCCGCAGCATCAGATCACCCCATCCTTGAGGATGCGCTCGGTAGGCACGGTATACACCCGCGTTGCAAGCGCCTCGCCGCCCGTCGTGCGCACGCGCATCTGCAGCTCTGTCCTCGTGTTTTGCGACAGTTTGAGTGTTTCCTCCTGCGTCAGGTGTAGTGTCACAGTGCTACCGGCGCACGTGCAGTCCGCCAGAGCCTTGTCGATCACCACACTGCCATCCTGCGCAAACGTGATATATCCGGCTGCGATCTCGTCAGTCAGCATCGGCAGCGTAAACTCAAATGTCGGCGTAGTGCCACGTATCACGATGTTTCCCTCCCTTCAAGTCACGCCGTCCTCTACTTGTACTTGCCGATGACGTGATAGTGTATCTGCGGGCCTGTAATCGTGGTGCTTGCTGACAGCCGCACCGTCATGATATTATCCATGCCGCTTCTCCTTTCTTATGCCGTCCGCTTCCACACGTACACAGACAAGTACGGCGGCATGTTATTATGTGCTCCGCCGTTGCCAACGCTGGACGTGTAGCTGCCAACCGCATAATACGTGCTGTCAGACGGGCCATCCGGGTAGTTGCCGGGCGCGGAGTGGTCAGCAGCTCCAGCATTAGGGTGGTACACCGCGTGGTTGTGGCTCGGCATCTCGCTTGTGGTAAGCGTGTGTGTCGCCTCTCCGCCGGTTGTGCCTGCTTTGTAGGTCGTGCCAGCAGCCAACAGAAATCTGTCCTTGATCTGTACCCACGTACCGCCGAACAGGGTCTTCGGGTTCGTGCTGTTTACGCTTATGTAGATGGCGCCGACCGGATACACCTTGTCGAGAACCGTACTGACATCGGCTCCGCCTGAGCTTGCGCCGATATCGGATTTGAGCTCGGCAGGCGTGCGGTAGTACACCCAGCCAGACTCATCCAGCACGGCAATTTTTCCGGGTGCGCGGCCGAGGTCGGTTGCTGCCGTCGTTTGCAGCCACGTGCCGGTAAAGTATTTGCCGGAGACATTGCCCGTAAAAGTACCGCCAGATTTGTCCATCTTGCCAGCCAGTGCGGACGCGTCCGCCTTGGCGTCCAGCGCGGTCTTATCCGCCTTGCTGTCAAGCGCAGATGCGTCGGCTTTCGCATCCAATGCGGCTTTGACAGCCTTATTTTGGACGGGATTAGTAGATGTCGCAGATAGCGCCGCATCCACGGTGACGCTGCTGCCTGTGGGTAGCGCGTCCAAAGCGGCCTTGATGACTTTGTTTTGTACTGGATTGGTGCTAGATGCATCAAGCTCCGCATCCACAACGGTCTTGTTTGCTCCGGCAGAAATGCCGTCCAGTTTGGCCTTGTCGCTCTTGGCCATCAGGCCGTTAGCGGACTGCGTAGCCACCGCCGTTCCGGCTTTGCTGACAAGCGCCAGTGCAACCACTTTGTTCTGGACGGGGTTTTCGGACGTGGTCGACAGCGCATTGTCTACGTCCACGCCGCCGCTGGCAGCGACTTCGGCGATTTTGGCCTTGACGTAAGATACATTGGCTGCGTGGTCTGTCTGCGCGTCCGTTGGCGTGGCAACACCGGTAAGGTGTGTCGGGTTCCCCTCGTTGACATCGGAGATATCAAGCATATAATTGCCACCGCTACCAGATGGAGACAAGCAGATGCCTGTTCCGGTCGAGCCACCTGCGGGCGTAAGCGTAACATACCCGGCAAAATTGGGAAAGAAAATCCCAACGGCGTCAACATTTTCCCGTGCCTGTTTTTGCTGCGCGGCTGTAAGACCTTGCGCCGCGTCGTAGCGCACAGCGCCCGTCCCTGACGCCTTGCTGTCGACATACTGCTTTGTTGCCGCATCGTCATCCTCGGTTGGTGCCGCAACCTTGAGCCTTGCGGCCGGTACATTATCGTCCACGTCAGCCGCTCCATGCGTCAGTCGTGCAGCATCATCAGCGGCTTTTGTGATGTGTACTCTCTCGCCCGTGCCAACACTCACGCCGTCATTTACATTCAGACCGCCGGTAATCGTCCCGCCTCTTTTATCGAGCTTTTTGTCGATAGCCACCTTGATGGCCTTGTTTTGCACAGGCTTTTCGGATGTGTCAGACAGCTCGGCGTCTACATCCTCGACCTTTGACCTGACATATTCGACTGTGGCGGCGTAGTTTGCCTGACTGTCGGTCGGCGTCGCTACAATGATGCTGCCTTGCTTGAGCCCGCCAGACTCGGCCGTTGCAACAACGTCGAGGGCCGCCGCATCGTCAGCGCTCGGCGCGATGTCTACCACGACCGGGTTATCATCCGTGGATTGCGCCGTGTGCAGCTGCAGCATTTTGCCGATAAGATTGCCGCCGGATGTAATGCTGCCGTCGGTGTAGAGTGCGTCTTTCAGACGCAAAAAACCTGTAATCGTGCCGCCGGTCTTGTCCAACTTGCCGGACACCGCCGACTTGACGAGCGCGATCAGCTTTGCGGCCGACAGCGGATTTACGTATTTATCGCTCATACTATCCTCCTACGTGTTAATTCGCGTCCCAGAGGGCCTGCATTTCGTCTGCCGTCATGGCGGTCAGCGTGGTGACCTTATCGGGCATACCGTCGAGCTTGGCTTTATCCGCGGCGGACATAAGCCCAGCCGCGGACTGCGTAGCCGCAGCCGTGCTGGCTTTGCTGGCCAAGGCGGCTGTCACGACTTTGTTTTGCACGGGGTTGGTGCTGGTCGTTGATAGAGCGCTGTCCACATCGATCGTGCCCCCACCGCCACCACCGGAAGGCGACGATCCGGAAGGACCGCTATCGGACGTGTTGTAGCTGCTGCCGGATTCGACGCTATTCCCGACCGATGTTTTGCCGGAAAAAACGAATGTGTAATCCGTGATGATTGACGGGTATTCCCGGCCGTTGATGTCCTCGACGATGACCTTGTCGAAAATATCAAGCCGCGGGTCTGCCGGAAGATCGCCGGAGAACTTATAGATCGGCTTGTTTTTCAGCTGCTCGTACGCCGTCTCCGCGACTGCTTCAGCAGCGACCGTGATCGACCCTGCTGGTCCTTCGATACCCAGCCACAGGTTGTCGTCGTTCAGTTCAATGACATAGCCGCCGGAACCGGAAAAGTATGTGTGTTCCTGCCCGTCACTGGCGAACGTCTTTTTCACGCGAACGCCTGTAACTTCTACCGGCGTTTTCGCCACTTCTACCGGATTGATCCACTGCGTAAGCGTCACATCTGCCGCAGACGTGATCGGGCGCACAAACAGTGCGTTTCCAGACACCATGGCATTGCCACCGCAGGCCAGCGCAATTGCTTCAATCACCTGCCGGATGGTGTGCTGTGTGTCCACGGTCGCCAGTGCGTTATACTGCAGATCCAGTGTGCCGGCCGTCAGGCCAAGCTGCTGCGCCGCCAGTTGCCACAGTTCCGGATAGCTGTGTTCGCCCTGCATCGCCGCCGGGCACAGCACGTCCGCCGCCTTCATGGCGTCGTAACAGGTCAGTGTGGTAACGTTGTGCACGGTTTCCACTTCGTAGACCTTGAAGCTGCCCATGTCCACCATGCGCTCAACGCCGTCAATAGTGATCGCCGCTTTCAGGTGCGCCGTGGCCCCTTCGTACACTGACCAGTAGTCGGCGTTTGACCACCCAATGTCGTACATTTCGATCGTTGCGCATTTGCACACAGCGATCCCGACGGGATAACTGCTGGATGCCGTCTGCGCCGTAATCTTCGTACCACCAGGGCGAAAAAACTGCCGGCCTTCCTGCAGATAGCTGCCGGCCTTGATTGTCACGGTTTCGTCGCCCCAGACAAATGTGACATCATGATCCCACGTAAAAGATACATCGACCACGAAGTTCGTCTGCGACGGGTAAACGCTTGTGATCTGGCTTTCAACTGTTCGCATATCATGTCACCCCCATCACGTCAGCGGATTGACGCCGACCATGTTAAATTCCAGGGACGTAAACAGTTCCTTGTTTTCGTTCAGCCGGCCAATGTCAAGCTGCCCCTTGCCGACGTAAAACCACGACGTACACCACGCGCCATAGTAGGCGGAAAAGTAGTGCAGCTGGAATTGCTGGCCTTTGGCGATGATCTTCAGGATCTGCGACAGCATGGTTTTGCTGATTGACGCCCGGCTATACCCTAGTGCTTCCACCGTGAATAGCGGGCTGACAACAGCCACGCCCGTCTGGACGCGGCCGCTGTCTTCCGTGTAGGTCGTTTCGAAGTCATACGACAGCGCGCCGGAATCCGGCTGGGGAAGTACAAGCCAGCCATCCGACGCGCTTTTGCGAATTTTAATGTATTCTTGTGCCATGTGTTACACCGCTACAAGCGGGTTTTTACCCGTTTGCCCTTTCCGCAGTTTTGCTTCGGTAATGACTTCGTCAAACAGCGTCCGGCGATCCAGACGCGCAATGAATTCATATCGACTGCCAGCGCCGCCGGCTTCTTCGCGCACGATCTGGCGCAGCAGGGATTCCGGCGCTTCCAGGTTGTTGCCGTTGCGCTGGTCGCCCAGCACGGCAAGGAACTGCCGGTTCGCCGGGATGACCGCGCCGCGCGCCAGCATCGGGATCTGCGGCACTGGCAGCGGATTCACGCCCCACATATTCTGGAACGGTGAAATGCCGAGGAAGTGCGCATTGCGGATCGTATTCAGCATGGAATTGATCTTGTTGAACGGTACGGCAATGATCGTGTTCATGCCGCGGATAATGGCGTTGACAACCGTTCGGAAGGTGCTTTCGATGCCCTCCTTGATGCCTGACCAGATACGGCCGCCGGTTGAAAACACGTCCTTGACCTTCTGCCATGCATCGCGGAATTTGCCCTGAAACCATTCCGGCACAGATTTGAAGGCGCTTTTGATTCCATCCCACGCATCCACAGCGCCGGAGGCGACCTTTTCCCACAGGGATTTGAAGCCGTCCTGCAGGCCGCCAATCGGGTTCATCAAATCCAACAAACCGCGGCCTACTTTTTTGATGCCTTCCCACACGTTGCCGTCTAGTATGTCGGCGATACCTTCCAGCACCAAACCGACGCTGCTAAGAATCCACGCGATTCGCTGCATCGCCACATACAAGACGGTTTTCACGATGAACTGCACGACCGGCGAATCCCAGATACGCTTCAGGGATTCGATGATCGAACGCAGTGCTTCGCCGATTTTCGTCAACCCCGCCTGGACGTTGTCCGGCAGCTTGACCTGGCTGACGCCGCTAAAATCAGGCGCGGCAGACCCGCCGCCACCGCCTCCGCCGCCGGAACTGTCGTTTGATTCCCAGCGGTTCATTTCGTCCAGCCCGGAAATCTGCCGCTTCGCTTTTTCCGCCGCGTCACCGGCTGCGGATGTGGCGTTTGCCTGCTGGTACAGCGCTTTGGCGTTGGCCTGTGCCTGCGATGCCGTCTGACCGAAGATTGCGCCAAACACAGACGAAATAACGGCCGTAAGCTTCGCCAGCCATGACAGCAGCGTCCGAATGGCGGGAAGAACAAAACTATAAATCGGCGCGAAGGCCGTCAGTAGATTGCCCCTGATCTGCGCAAGGGACGCAGACATTTGCTTGTCTGCGTTGATGGTGTTCAGCAGCACAGACCGCATGGCGCGCAGCGCCTTCGCGATCATCGTAAAGATAAACACTTTCTTCGCGATGGTGGCAATGCGCTTTGCGAATTTGCCCATTTGTTCGGACACTTTCGACGTCGATGCAGCCGCTGACTGCTGCTTCTGCACGTAGGCGCCTATAGCGTCGTTTGCCTTGGCCTGGTCCGCCTGCAATCCATGCAACTGCAGTTGTGCGTCTTTCAGCTGCTGCGTCGTTTTCTGGATTGCATCGCCGGTTTCCTGCGATACCGTCCCGGTGCTTCTGGTTTTCTTTTCGTTTTCGGCAACAGCCTGCAGTTCTTCCAGCTGCTGGCGCAGCGTGGCTACCTTCTGTGCGGCCTTGTCCACATTGTTCGCAGCCTTTTTTGCGTTGTTTTCCAGCTTCGCAAGGCCAGCGTCAAACTGGCCACTGTTTATCGTTGTATCAAATACCAGATCGCCGACAACATCAGCCATCGCGCACACCCCCTGTCATCAGCTTCCGGATGAATTCATCTTCGTCGTCGGTCAGATGCGCCGACTTGAAATCGATCAATTCCCGGTTTTCGTCGTAGTATTCGCGCTCCCACTTTTCCAGCTTCTTGTGCTTGCGCAGCTTCCGCCGGATGTCCAGTATCGTGGAAAACGTGCAGTCACCGATCTCCATGTAGTAGCCGATGAACGTCCACCAGTGCATATACGGCAGCGCGCGCACGTCCTGCCCGGCCACGCGGTTGATCGGTGCAATAATCATCGGGAAATCCTGCTCCCAGTCCATCTGCTTCGGCTGCTGCCGCTGGTCGCCGCGATCCACACCGCCGTCTAAAAACCACAGCATGAATTTCACCGCGGCAGCCATGTCCGTGATCTGATCCCAGTCTGGGTAAAAGATCTTGACCGCCACTTCGGCGCGATCCTGATCTGTCAGCTCTGGGTCATTTAACGCGGCGCAGATGTCCAGAATTGCACGAAAGTCGCTTCGGATACGAAAACACCGGCCGCCGATACATGCTGTCTTCGGCAGGCCGGTATTCATGATCTGCGCTTCTTCCTGCGCTGACCGCCGCTGTATTTATCCAGGTATTTTGCCTGACGCTTCTGCGCGGCAGCGGTCGCAGCGTCCATCTCGCGCCGGATCTGGCGCGACACGGCTTCCAGAAACGAAATAATCTGCAGGGAACCAGACGGCGTGAGCGAAACACAGTAGGCTTTGCCGAACACTGTATCGCAGACGGGCGAAGGGAACGCCGCGTCCACCTGCTCGCGTGCGTAGGCGTCCAGTTCGCGGATCGTCGTGCGGGCGTCCGTATCGCTTTCCTGCGTGCCCATTTCGTCGGCTTTGGCCTTGATCGCCATCGCGGCCGCTTCCAGCCGGTCGATGATACCGATGTCGTTCGGGTCAAAATAGATCTTCCGGTTTGCGTCGCCATTGATGGTGAACGCTTTCAGGCCGGTTTCAAAAGAAATGTTATTGCTCACGCCGTCACCCCCTTATGCAGTTGCCTTCGTGAACGTGGCCACGCCGTCCGCAATGGCCGCAGTGCCGACCGTGCGCGTGCCGCCGTAGGTCACATCAAACGGCATGTCTACCGTTTTGTCGCCGCCCAGCGACTTCACTTCAATCGCGCAGCCGCTATAGCGCTCGGCAAACATCGCCGTGTCCTTCGTGCCGGCATAGCAGTGCACGATCATCATATCCTGTTCGGCCAGCGCTGCGACATCCTGATCCTTGATTGCCAGCTGCCACAGCTTCGTCAGTGCGGTTTCGCCGGCGTCCAGATTGCACGGGTCAAAGGTCTGCGTGATGGTCGGCGCGGACATGGTGGTAAACGTGTTGCCAAGGATGTCCTGCGTGGTCTCCTTGTTCCAGTCATATTCCTGACTGCTGTCTTCCACGCGCTTGCCGACGATCGACCAAACGGGTGCGGAAGACGTGCCGGTATTCAGGAAGGCCATCAGCAGTTTGCGGGCAATCGTCTGGCCCGCGGTTGTGTTAAAAGTCGTACTTTCAGGCATAATGCATCACCTTTCAAAATTGTTGTCGTACCGCATCGACATGGACACAGCCCAGTCTTCCACACCGTCGGCATAGCGCCCGGCCAGATAGGCTGCCGACACCTGCACAAACGCAGTGATCGTCCGGCCATCGCCGAGGTCCGGCCACGCGGCAAGCGTGTGCTGCTGGCCGTCCGCCGTGATCGGTTGTTTTTCCAGCCACCGCGCCAGCTTGTCCAGCCAGCCCTTGATGTGGATGCGGTCAGTTTCCGACTGCGGTACGGCGCGATATACCACCTGAAACGCATAGTTGCATTTCTGGTACACGCCGCCCATGATGTCGGTCGTTTCGCTGATTACCGTCGCAGCAGCGGACGGATAGATCCCGACGCCGGACTTGTCGCCCAGCTCGCCGAACCGGATTTCCCGCGCGCCAATGGCCGGGAAATCATTCAGCAAGCCGCTCAGGATCATTGAAAAATCTTTCGTATCAACCATTTGATTCCCCCAGGATGATCCGCTTGCACTCCGCGGCCCATTCCTTGCCGTGTTCGTTTTGGGCCACTTCCGCCCAATGCGCAATGCCGGTAGAAAGCTTCAAATCACGATCTGTCGCAACAAGTGTCGCGCCTTTTCTGAAACGCAGGCCGACATTCGGGATGTTCGCAGGGCCTTTCCCGGTTTTTGAATCCACCATGACCTTACCCATATACAGATACCGCGCATACGGTCCTGGGAACACAACCTGCCGGCCGCCTTCGGCGACATACGACCGCTGCTGCAAGTTCCCACTGCGATACGGCATATATAGCTTGCTGTCCGCAAGCGCCTGCTGCCCCAGCCATTCCTGCGCTTTGGCGAATCGCGGGCCGTATTTGGCGAACCGGAGATTTACCCGGACGTGCCCTTTGACATAGCTGACGTTCTTATAGTGCTTGATGTCGCTCATGACGCCGTTACCTCAAAGTGTGCAATCAGCGGAAACCACGCGCAGGATGTGATGCGGTGGCATTCTGTGATTTTGCACAGCGCGTCATATTCCGCCCATTCGTGATCGCCGCGGCAGAAATAGTCGCCGGGCTGAAATGCGATCAGTCTACTGCGGTCATCCGCCGCCTGGTACACTTCCGGCGTCGCATAGGTCAGCGCGCCGATGGACGCTTTCGGGACAAGCAGCAGCACATAGTGCCCCGGCACATCGCCGGTCGTACCTGGCGTCATAGCGGTTTTTGCTTCCACCTTGACGCCGGCCAGCACGTGCCGCTCCCACGTATCGGCCTGACCGCGCGCGCCGCGCACGCGCGAAAAAAGCGTGATCGTATCGCTATGCAGCAGCAGCATCAGCACGTCACCCCCGCGTACAGCACAAGGACGCCATCCACGGCCACGCCGGAAAGCCAGCGCCGAAGCAAGTCAAACACCAGCTCGTCTCGCGCTGCTATGGTCTTCGCAGCGGTCGTGTAGCAGCTGTCGGCCGCTTTATATGTGATCGATTCGCTGCCGGACGACACCGACGCCACAGGGCCGGCGGTTTTTATGCCGCCGACGTCTGCGGTTTCAGCCGCGCTGTCACGCGCCTGGTCAATGCGGTAAAGGCATTCGGCCAGTTCGCACGCGCAATCCTGCAGCTTTTCGGCGTCGATCGTGGATTCCGGCAGCGTGCCGCCGAAGCGGTCGAACGTAAAGCGGTCGATCTCCCGCGACGCCGCACGCAGGTAGCGGGCAGCAGTCACTTCGTCGCGGAAAGGGGACAGATCGTCCCCGTACCGTTTTACGTATGTGTCAAAATCCGCGTACACCGTGATTCACCTGCCGATCACGCGCTTGCGTAGGACTTCACGTGCACCTGCGCAGCGTCCAGAACACGCAGGGCGACGTTTTCCTCGACCTGCGCCTTCGTACCGGCAAACAGCTCAGAATCGACCATGCGGACGATGCTGAAGTTATCGCCGACACCGAAGACGTTCGGATCGTACATGATGAATTCCACCTTCGCGAGGTTCGCCGCCGTAACGCTGGCCTTCGTACCGCCGTGCGGATAGTAGGCAAGATCAGCAGACGACGCGAAGCCGTTGACTTCGATCCAGGTAAATCCCATGAAGCTGCCGACCTGCCCGCCGGCAGCGGCGGCAAGCAGCATTTCGTTGGACGTCGGGATATACTTCTCACCGGCGAACTCCAGCATCGTCGCGAAGAAGTCCGGGCTGCAAAGCACGATGGTGGGGTTGGCTTTCGCCTTGACCATGGCTTTGCGTTCTGCCAGTACCTGCGCCTTGAAGTTGGCCGCAGTGGTCTTCGTTGTGTTGGTGGACGCCGTACCCTCGGAGATCAGGCAGGCAAGCGCGCACTGGTTCTTTGCCTCCGCGACTTCACGGGTTGCAAGTGCCAGATGCTCCTCG